CAAGGGCAAGGAGCTGAGCATCTCGGGCAACTTGTTAGGAGCATTCGGCGGCAAGTGACCACGGGGGGGGGTGGACCCCCACGGTGGGGGTGGGTTGATCCTGATACCCCCCTCTTCCAACCGACATATTTTTATGCCTGTCAAGCAGATAAAGCGTAAGCGCAACCCCATGGCCAACTCGTATTCCTCTGGTGGTGGGATGCCTGCTTGGAAGCAGAAGAAGTTGTTGGCTGAGGCGCAGAGGTTGGAGAATTTCCCGAAGATGATGTTGGGTTTGCGGGAGGTGTATGGGTGGCAGGAGGCGGTGTTGGGGGCGTTGGGTGAGAAGCATTCGAGGGTGGCGTTGAAGGCTGCGAATGGGAGTGGGAAGACGAGCATGGTGGCGGCGAGTGCGGTGATTTGGCATATGTTGAGGTGGCCTGGGAGTTTGGTGGTGTGTACGGCTGGGGTGTATCGGCAGGTGGCGGATGCGTTGTGGCCGCATTTGAGGAAGATGATCAATGGGTTGGGGGGTGAGGAGAATGGGTTTTCGGTGAAGGATGGGGAGATACGGTATTTGTATCCCAGGTTGGTGGAGGGTCAGGAGTTGGTGAGTCGGTGTATTGGGTTTTCGGCGAGCAATCCTGAGAAGGCTGAGGGGTGGCATGTGCAGGGGCCGAGTGGGGATTTGTTGTATGTGGTGGATGAGGCGAAGGCTGTGCCGGACGGGATATTCCAGTCGATGGAGCGGTGTCAGCCGACGCGGGTGTTGATGATGAGCAGTCCTGGTGGGAGTAGTGGGTATTTCTACGAGGCGTTTCGGAGGAATGACGGGAGGTGGAAGACGTTCACGGTGACGGCGTATGAGTGTCCGCATATCCGGAAGGAGTGGATAGATGAGCAGGTGGCCCGCTGGGGTGAGGGGCATCCGTTGGTGCGGTCGATGATACATGCGGAGTTCATGGAGGATGATGGGAGTGTGACGGCGGTGAAGACGGTGGATTGGCAGAGGTGTGTGAGTGATCCGTGCAAGGAGGAGGAGGAGGGTCACAGGTTGAGTGCTGGGTGTGATTTTTCTGCTGGTGGGGATGAGAGTGTGATGGTGGTGCGGAGGGGGAATTGCGTGAAGGGGTTGGTGCGGTGGAGGGATCGGGACACGATGGCGAGTGTGGGGAGGTTTATTGCGGAGTTTAGGAAGTGGGGGTTGAAGGCGGAGGATGTGTATGCGGATGTGGGTGGGATGGGGGTGGTGATGTGTGATGCGTTGCGGGCGGAGGGGTGGGATGTGAGGAGGGTGAACTTTGGGGAGCAGGCTGTTCGGGATGATCAGTTTGTGAATCGGGCGGCGGAGATGTGGATTGAGTTTGGGCGGATGGTGGAGGAGAGGAAGGTGAACTTGGGACCGTGCGGGGTGGATGAGGTGTTGTTGCAGCAGTTTGTGAGTCGGAGGGTGCGGACCAATGGGAAGGGGAAGTTGGCGTTGGAGGGGAAGGACGAGTTGCGGGCGCGTGGGATCAACAGTCCGGATCGGGCGGATGCGATGGTATTGGCGTTTTGTGGTGGTGGCGGGAAGAGGATGGATGAGTATTTGAGGGCTGTGGGGGAGGATGGGAGGAGTTTATTGGAGAGGATGGAGGAGGAGATTGGCCCGCTGGAGGGGGATACTGTGCTTGCGGGATGTGAGGTTGGTGGTTAGTAAGGGGGGCAATATGATGAGCGACAAGGGGCGGAAGGAGTTGCAAGGGCATATATTGGAGAGCATCGAGCAACGGAGTCCATGGGAGTTGCGGCAGACGAGGTGGTATGAGTTGAGGCACCATGGATTGCGGCGGGCGAACAAGCCGTGGCCGAAGGCGGCGGATCTGCATTGGCCTTTGATTGATACGGCGATTGAGAAGTTGAAGCCGTTATTTCTGCAACAGGCTCTTGGGATGGATGTGGTGGCCAGCTTTGTGCCGATGAGGCAGCAGTTGAATGCGTATACGAAGGTCGCGGAGGATTGGTTCAACTACAAGGTGCGGGAGAAGACCAACTTCGTGGATGAGGTGTTGAGCTGGGTGGATTACACGCTGATGAGTGGGCGTGGGGTGATGAAGTGTTTCTGGAATCCCGGGAGCAAGCGGGTCGGGTTTGAGGCGGTGGACCCGATGTATTTCGTGGTGCCGCCGTACACGGTCGATTTGCAGGATGCGGATTGGGCGGTGCATGTGATGCCGATGAGCGTGGGGGCGTACAAGCGAATGGCGGGCGAGTTCGGATGGAAAGCGGATGCGAAGACGGTGCAGCGGATCCGTGGGAACCCGCAGGAGGATGACAATATTCCTGGGGCGGCGGCGGAGAATGATGCCAAGCAGTTGCGCGAGGGGATAACGTACACCAGCAACACCGATGGAGTGATCATCTGGGAGGTGTATCGGAAGACCGATGCGGGGAATTGGGAGGTGTATCTGTATAGTCCGGCGGCGGTGGATCTGGATCTGCGGGATCCGATGGAGTTGCCCTATGACCACGGACATTTGCCATTCGTGGATTTCCCTTATGAGATCAAGGACAAGGGATGGTTCAGTCCAAGGGGGGTGTGCGAGATCCTTGCTCCGTTCGAGTTGAGCATGACCTCGATGTGGAACCACAAGCATGACGCGATGACGTTGTACAACCGACCCTTGTTCCGTGCGGAACGGGAGTTGCCGAACAGCATCAACCTGCGGTTCCAGCCGGGTCAGATATTGCCATACGGGGTGGCACCGGTGCAGATGCCGCAGCCTCCGGTGAGTTTTGATCAGGAGTTGAACCAGACCCGTGCGGTGGCGGAGAACCGGATCGGGAATCCGGATTACGGGATGGCGAGTGTGATGAGTGGTGGAACGGACCGGAGGACGGCGACGGAGATCCAGAGCATCAACGCGCAGGCGATGCAGAGCGGGGATCTGCGGGCGCGATTGTTCCGGATGTCGCTGGCCAAGCTGTATCGTCAGGCGTGGAGTTTGTATGTGCAATACGACAGCAAGGGTTTGCGATACCGGTTCGCAGAGGATTCGTTGGATGCGGATCCGGTGGCCCTCCATGACCAGTATGAGTTGGAGCCGAAGGGTGGGATGGACATGGTGAGTCGGCAGATGATGGTGCAGCAGGCCATCAGCCGGAAGCAGTTGTTTATGAACAGTCCTTGGGTGGATCAGGTGGAGTTGGACAAGAGCATCATGGAGTTGGATGACCCGTCCCTGATCAAGAGGTTGTTGCGGGATCCGGGCCAGAAGGCGCAGGACGAGTTGGAGGATGAGTCGAAGACGATCCCGACCCTGCTGGTGGGGATACCGGTGCCGGCGAAACCTGGACAGAACTATGCGGGTCGGATCGGGGTGCTGATGCAATATCTCAATGGGGCGATGCAGCAGGGTCAGGTGCTGAATCCCTTGAGCAAGAATGCGTTCATGGCGCGGTTGGACTCGTTGCTCCAGGCTTACGAGCAGGTGGCGACGAACGAGGCCCGGAAGCTGCGGAAGGAGATCCAGAAGTTCCTTGAGAGTACGGGCATGCTCGCGCAACAGGGACCGGTGCCTGCCGCTCCCGCCCCTGCTCCCGGTCCCGTACAATGAACTATACTGACAAATTTAATACTCCGTTGAGTCCTAAGGAAGAAATGGAGTTTCAGGTGTGGGCTCACGACAAGTCTTCAGACTTGAACCGAGAGATTTTGAACGACCTTCAAGACTATGATTTGCGTGGTTATTGGAAGGAACGAGGGAAAGTTGAGGATTTATCAAACCCATCAGCGCACCTTCCGGACAAATACAAGAAACCAAATCATCCGACGTTCAGCACCGATTCAAAGTATAGTGGATTGGTTCAGGATGGAGTGAAGTACATGGGTGGTCAATGGAGCGATCTTGGAAACAACAGGTGGAAATACGTTCCGTCGAAAGAAATGCTCACAAACACGCATAGCCCGAAAATGCTCATGGACTACTTCAAGAAGTACGAAAAAGAATCCAAGCTGGTGCTTCCAAAATGAATTGCATCGAGTGCAAGTATCGTGGTGGTGATGGTTCCTGCCACAGGTTCCCGCCGAGCGGCAGGCCAAGCTGCTGGCCTACTGTGCATGCGATGGATTGGTGTGGTGAGTTCCAACCGCTGCATCCGCCGCCCAAGAGGGTGAGGAGAGAACCGCCCGAGCCCGTGATGTTGCCGGTGCTTGAGGAGGGGATTCCGACCGTGATCATTCCGAAGGGGAGAATGGCCCGCAAGGCCGTGATGGAGGCAAATCAACATGGCTGAATACCAAGGCAAGAAGGTGACGCTGAACAAACCGTTCTACACGCCGGGCGAGGCGAAGAAGAAGGCGGTGTATGTTCGCAACCCGAAGGGTACGGTGATCAAGGTCCGCTTCGGTGATCCGAAGATGGAGATCAAGCGGGATGATCCCGGGCGAAGGAAGAATTTCCGGGCGCGGCACAACTGCGCGCAAGCGAAGGACAAGACGACTCCCAAGTATTGGTCATGCAAGGCTTGGTGATCAAAGGATCCAATGAAAACGAAATCGAAGTTCAGCAAACTCGCCACCCAACTCAAGAAGGAGGGGGCGGATGATCCGCGAGGGCTCGCAGCCTATATCGGACGCAAGAAACTCGGTGCCGCAGAATTCATGCGCCGTGCCGCTGCGG